CGTCAGAACGGGTAAAAACAATATTATAGGCGTGTTCAAAGCACGCCTATAACCGTTATTGCTTTTTATATTAGGAGATAAACAAATGGCAAAAATTAACAAGCTAGTTAAAGTAAATGATAACATCTCTGTTAACCGTTACGATAACGGATGGATGGTAGAAATCAACGGTCGTGATAAAAAAGATGACTGGAAATCAGTAAAAGTGATGTGTGCGTCAGAAGACGAACTGTTTGCACTCATTAAAGAATACAACGGAATGGAGCTCGAATAAGCATGGCAACAAAGGCATTTGATCCAAGCAAATTCCGAAACTCGCTAACAAAGAGTATCAAAGGAATGAGTGCAGGGTTTAACGACCCAACTGATTGGATCAGCACTGGTAACTATGCTCTTAATTACTTGCTTAGTGGTGACTTTAAAAAAGGTATTCCGCTAGGCAAAGTAAGTGTGTTTGCCGGTGAGTCGGGTGCAGGTAAGTCTTACATTGTGTCTGGCAATATTGTAAAACACGCACAAGAACAGGGTATTTTTGTTGTTCTTATTGACTCGGAAAACGCACTTGACGAAAGTTGGCTGCAAGCACTAGGCGTTGATACTAACGAAGAAAAAATCCTCAAACTCAACATGGCAATGATCGATGATGTTGCTAAAACTATCTCAACATTCATGGACGATTATCGCAGCATGAATGAAGCAGATCGTCCCAAGGTGCTGTTTGTCATTGACAGTCTTGGTATGCTTATGACTCCTACTGAAGTCAACCAGTTCGAAGCAGGTGACATGAAAGGTGACATGGGTCGTAAGGCTAAAGCACTTAAAGCACTTGTGACTAACTGTGTTAACATGTTTGGTTCATACAATGTGGGTATGGTTGTTACTAACCACACTTATGCATCGCAAGATATGTTTGATCCTGATGATAAAATTTCAGGAGGTTCGGGGTTTGTGTACGCATCGTCGATGGTAGTAGCAATGAAGAAGTTGAAGCTTAAAGAAGACGAAGATGGCAACAAGACAAGTGAAGTAAACGGTATTCGTGCTGCATGTAAAGTGATGAAAACACGTTATGCAAAACCGTTTGAAGGTGTACAAGTAAAAATTCCATATGAGACTGGCATGGATCCTTACAGTGGATTGTTTGACATGTTTGAAAAATGGGGTGTTCTTGAGAAACAAGGAAACCGTTACAAATACACTGACAGCGAAGGTATTGAAACTTTGGAGTATCGTAAAAACTGGACAGGAGAACTACTCGAAATGGTAATGTCGGATTTACCCAATAAAAAGCAAGTCGAGGTAAATATCGAGAACACAAACGAAGAAGTTGTGGATACCATCGAGGAGTAGTTGTAATGGATGAAAGCCAAATTGCAGACATTTGGAATCTTTTTAAAGAGTACTTGGACAAAAAACATGTCGAGCTAGCAGCAGAAAAGTTTGTCGACTTGCTAGCAGATTATGGTGTAGACGATATTACATTTAAAGAAGTATCGGGTACAGACAAATATCTCGATAATGCTATCAATTATTATTTAGATTTAGATTCTGAGTATAACGACGAAGAGGACGACTAATGGGATGGTATAGTAGAGTATCAAGAGATATCTCTCAAATTCCGGAAGCAATACAATACTTTCAAGACGAACTTGTGTCAGCTCGTAACGAAGTACAAATTAGCGGCAGTATTGAAAAAGCTGCCGCTAATATGCCTGGTATCGTAGAACACCGATTTAATCAACTGCAAGAGTTAGAAGCTATTCTCGAGTATTTGAACATTGAATTACGTAGATTGCGCAGCAGCTTTTTTAAGAAATATCTTGAAAATTATCAACGTGCATTAAGCAGTCGCGATGTTGAAAAATATGTAGACGGCGAAGCAGATGTAGTCGACTATGAAAAAATTATTAATGAATTTGCATTAGTGCGCAATAAATGGCTAGGCGTTCTTAAAGCATTAGATCAAAAACAATGGCAATTAACCAACATCGTAAAGTTACGAGTTGCCGGTATGGAGGACGCTTCGATATGAAAAAAGTTTACGACTATTGGATGCCAGACACTGACAGCCATTTTGAAAGACTGATTGCCAAGCGTGTTAAAAACGGTGGACCTCCTGAATACCAAGATGATGTTAGAGACGAAGCATATAAGTATGTAACTGATTTTAATATAGTAGTTGATGTGGGCGCCAATGTTGGATTATGGTCAAAACCTTTAACAAAAGTGTTTAATCACGTTATTGCATTTGAGCCATTGGAGCAAGTATATAGTTGTTTAGAGCGTAATGTTGAAGGGTTAAACATTGAAATACATAAACATGCGCTGGGCAACATAACCAATAAAGTAGAAATGATTTATGATGCCGAAAACACTGGTAGTAGTTATGTTAGCGAAACAGGCTACGGATCTATCGACATAAAACGTTTAGATGACTTGAATTTACCCAAGTTTGGACTTCTTAAAATTGATTGTGAACGATACGAATTAGAAGTATTAAAAGGTGGCATCGAAACTATTTTAAAATACAAGCCTATAATTATTGTTGAACAACATCCTGATACAGAATACTGCGCAGGTACTTATTTAAAAACTCAAGGTGCAAAAGAAATTACCAATATCAGAAAAGACTATATTTTTGGCTGGTAATTATTAAATAACTTTATGAAAACAATAGTATTAGTAACCGGAGGATTTGATCCTATCCACAGCGGACATATTGCTTATTTTAACGAAGCTAAAAAGCTCGGCGATGAACTATGGGTAGGTGTAAACAGTGACAGCTGGCTTGTTAACAAAAAAGGCAGACCGTTTATGCCATTTGAAGAACGAGCAAACATCGTGAGTAATCTAAAGGTAGTAGACTTGGTTTTATCTTTTGATGATGACGAACTAGGTAGTAGTAATAAATGCATCGAGTATATCTTAGATTCTAATCCTAACGCAAAAATTATTGTTGCCAACGGCGGTGATCGCAATGCTGGAAATATACCAGAATTTATCAAATACGGAACTCACCCAAGAGTTAAATTTGCCTGGGAAGTCGGCGGCAATGATAAGAAGAATTCAAGCAGTTGGATTTTAAAAAACTGGGAAAAACCAGAGACTGAAAGATCTTGGGGATCTTACAAAGTACTTGATAGCAACGGCGAATGGCAAGTAAAAGAGCTGAGTTTTCAAAAAGGAAAAGCATTAAGCGATCAACGACATTTTAAAAGATCCGAACACTGGCATGTTGTTAGCGGAGTAATTGTAATGGTACTTGAAGACAGACAGGGTAGAAAGACTCAACAGACACTAATACCAGGAGACAGTATAGACATACCGACTGCATACTGGCACAAGGCTATAAATATCGGAAACGAAACTGCCAAAGTAATTGAAGTGTGGCTGGGCAAAGAATTAACGGAGAATGACATTGAGCGACGAGATTAAACCATTAAAGATCTATATCGGATGGGATAGTAGAGAAGACATTGCATATCAAATTGCAAAGTTAAGTATCGAACAACACGCTTCTGTACCAGTCGAGATCGTTCCAATAGAACAAAACAAACTTAGAAAACAAGGCATTTACACTCGTCCAGTTGATAAACTTGCAAGCACAGAGTTTACGTTCACAAGATTTCTTATTCCATATCTTAATAACTACACCGGTTGGGCGCTGTTTATAGATTGCGACTTTTTAGCAGTTGCTGATATAAAAGAGTTGTTTGATCAGATTGACGACAAGTATGCTATTATGTGTGCCCAACATAATTATATACCAACAGAAGTTACCAAAATGGACGGGCAGCGACAAACGTTGTATCCAAGAAAAAACTGGTCAAGTATGATGTTAATCAACTGCGAACATCCTAGTAACAAACTATTAACACCTACACTTATTAATAACGAGGCAAAGACGGGTGCGTATTTTCACAGATTTAGTTGGGTTCACGACAAACATATAGGTAAGATCAGTCACGAATGGAATTGGCTAGTAGGATGGTACACCGAACCCAAAGATGGTAAGCCGAAACTTATTCATTACACCGAAGGCGGACCTTGGTTTGATGATTACAAAAGTTGCGAATACTCAAGTGATTGGTATCAAGTTGAAAGAACATACTTACAAAATAATTTAGAAGTTCAAAAAAAAACCTCACAAGAGAATTAGAACGACCCAAAACAATTGATGATTTACCGTTTACAAAGAATGTAAAATCTATATTAAAGCTATACTTAAATACATTAGTCGACCCTGAACATAAGATTTATGACGACACAGAATTAAAGAAAGAAGTTAGTGCATTCATGGGAATAAAAATTGCAGCAATTGCATCCGACGGATTTAACTACGAAGCTAAAGGATTAAAATACGATCCTTACTTGCAATCATTTATAATGGGTTCTGGTGGAAGCATAAGTGACTTTGTGTTAAAAAACGGCACTACTGACACACTGGTAATTCGGGGGCTGGGCGGCGGCGGTCAAAAAGCCATAAAATATTGTTTAAGAAATAAAATAGATTTTTATGCTATCGACTCTGGATATATTCAGCCCGGTACAAAAAAGGACTATCATCGTATTACTAAAAATGCACTGCAAAATTTAGGACCAATAAAAGACAGAGGCCTTGATAGATTAAAAAAATTAAATTGGCAATACAAAAACAGAAACGGTCAAACAGGCAATAAAATTTTAATATGTCCGCCATCTGACAAAGTAATGAAGTTTTATGAAAAAGATTTAGATACTTGGTTAGCTGAAACAGTTGACGAGATCAAGACACATACTAATCGACCAATTGAAGTAAGACTCAAACCAAATCGTTCCGAACGGGTTACAACTAATACAATTTGGGATGCGTTAGATGATGCATACTGTTTGGTTACATTTAACAGCATTGCAGCTACAGAAGCGTTGCTCTACAGTGTACCGGCTATCGCATTAGCACCAAATGCTGCTTCTGTTTTGTGCAACACTGCTCTTAAAGACATTAACAATTTATATTTGCCTACCAAACAAGAAACTGTCAGATTTGCAGCACACTTGTCTTATTGCCAGTTTACTTCTAATGAAATGCTAAACGGATTTGCATGGAGCATATTAAATGAAGGTAGTTAGTTATTTAAAAACTGTTCCGGCAAAAAATAACAACAAACAAAAAACCGATTTGCTTTTTAAATTTATCAAAGGTGTAGATAAAGTCGGCGATGTTGGAAAAATTAATAATACGGATCAACTAGAAGATTCTGAAGTTGCAGTGATACAAGGCTGGGTGCATAACGATATAAGTTCTGCACATCTAAAATTAAGAAACAATATAATACACACACAAGTTTCAAGCGGAAAACATGTTGTGTGTGCAGATGCAAATTTATTTTTATATAACGATAAAATAAATCCCCATGGTTATTTAAGATATAGTTTTAATGGAATCTTTCCAAACACTGGTATCTATTGTGATCAAGACATTGACCCAACTCGATGGCAGCAGATTAGTAAAGATACAAGAATTGTATTAGAAGATAACAAGACACACGGATCTCATATCTTACTAATGCTTCAGCGCAACGGCGGATGGAGCATGACAGGTACAGACGTACAACAATGGGCGTTAGATACAATTAAAAAAATAAGATATAACAGTGACAGACCTATTGTAATAAGAGCTCATCCAGGAGACAAAAACGCATCAAAGTATTTGCATCCTAAATTTACCAAAATTAAAAATTTTAAAAACGTAACAATAAGTGCATTTGACAAACCATTAGAACAAGATCTAGATAATGCGTGGTGTGTTGTTAATCACAACAGCAGTGCAGTAGTTGGTCCGATAATAAAAGGTTATAATTGTTTTTTAACTGATCCACAAAAAAGTCAGTGCAAAGAAGTTTCTAATGATGATTTTAAATATATAGAATCACCTGTTACATTTGACAGGCAACGTTGGCTTGAACGAATTAGTATGTTTCACTGGAAGTTTAGTGAATTAGAAGACGGTAGCTGCTGGCGCCATATGAGAAATTATTGCCAATAATTTTCAGTTCTTTTTACAATTAAATCTTTAGGTTTATTACTTTTTCCGGTAGTTTTTCTGTCACCTTTTAAGTGATCAAAGTATTTTCCTAAGTCGCTATTAATCATAGGATGTCCTTCGCCGTTAACTAAATTGCCGCTTATATTATAAACTGACGAGCTTGGAAATTGTTTTTGCATTTTCTTTAAAACTTCAAAAAACACAAAACTGTCATGCCACTCTTCCATTTTAAAT